GGCTTCTGGGTGTAGGCGACAGAGTTGTTAGCCAACGCCATCTCAGGACGATCAGTCCACCAGTTGCCGCTCTTGGCTGTACGCATCTTGTCGTCTTGCAGGTTGCTGAGGCTGATCATTGCTGACCGGCGTACACCACCGACGACAACCACCTCACCTACCTTGCACATGATCGAGTGACACTCGAAGGCGTTGAGGTTGCGACCGACTGCGCCTTGGAACTTCTCGATTGTGTAGCGAAAGAGCTGGTCGAGAGGTTCGGGGCCCGAGGCGCGGCCTCCAAAGGTCTTCAGTCGGGCACCGGCCTGGCGTACCTTGCTCACATCCCACTTAGGAATGTCGCCGGTATACAACGAGCTGATGAGCTTGCGGTAGGCCTTGGCCCAGCCCTCTTTGCTGTCCTGCACGACGATTGTGTCGTCACTGTCAGCCAGGCTGGCTGGCACACAAGGCAGCTTGTTGACGTACTCTCGTTCCACCGAGAAGCCGACACCAGTGCCGCACAGCAGGATAAACATAGCCTCGTCGAATGCACGAGGGTGATCGACCGCCAGGTAAGAACAGTTATAGATGCATGTGTTGTCTCGGCGTGAGGCTTCACCGGCAGTCATGATGGCTCGCATCGATGGCATCACCTCAAGGTTGAGGATTGCATCGCGCAGCTCCGACAGATCCTTGGAGGTTACACCCGCAACAGGGCGGCAGATGTTCTCGATGAAACGCTCAACAGTCTCACCCCAGTTCTCTCGGCGACCCTCTTCCGGCATCCAACGTGCGTATCGGGAGTAGGCTATAAAGTTCTGATAGTCAGTGGGCAGCTCTCGGATGCTGTTGTTCATTCTGTTATGTCCTTGCCTTGGAGTTGGTTGATACGCATCTCGATGTAGCGAGCTGCTTTGTTTAGGTCGGCAATCTCTGCCTCTTTAGTCGTCTTGTAGCTGCCTTGCTTGTAGCCAGCTCTCATGACGTACTTGATGATGTTGCCTCTCCAGAAATCCAAGCCGTTCTGCATGATCATCTCGACCGGCTCGATAGCCCACCTTGCGTAGTGAGTAGGCTCATTGATTTCGTCTGGCTTAGGCTTTGACTGTTTAGACATGCGCTTCATCGTGGCTTCGTAGCTTTCACGGCGGCTAACTTGCTTGGCGGTCATGTTCTGGCTCCCATAGTTTTAATGTTCCTTCGGAAGCATCCCATTCAGACCAACGTAAGATCCGTGCTAACCGAGCCTGGCTCTTGGCATCCGTCTCCGTCATTCCTGCTTTCTGGTAGGCGTGGATGACGATGCCCCAATCAGGGCGTGACCCAAGGATGGTCTCAGCCTTCTTAGGGCCTATACCTGGAATGCCTTTGTAACCGTCTGTCGTGTCACCGGTCAGAACCTGCGTGTAGAAGTTACGCTGAGCATCCTCGAAAGAAATCGTCAGCATCTCGTCAGCCATCGGTCGATACAAGCGGCCTGGGATTGTCTTCATGTCTTTGTCGTCAGACACGATGATTGTGTTGGCTCCAGGGCTGGTCGCCATGATGCCCATGCAGTCATCAGCCTCGAGCCTCGGCTTCCAGTAATGCTTGTAAGTAGACTTAGCCCAGTCGATGAGAGCCTTGTGGCCTACCGGCTTGCGGGTCTTCTTACGATTGCTTTTGTATGACGGGTCAACATCTCGTCGGAAGTTTTCACGGTCGCTAAAGCACAGGATCTGTTCCTTTGTCTCTAGGCGGTCGTGGATTTGGCTAAGCTTGTCTGTAAAGATTTGCTTGGCTTCGGTTAGGTCAGTAGCCAGCGACCAAACATCATCACCCCAATCAATCTCATCCTCAGCAGCCGCAGCGGCCTGGTATAAGAATAAATCAGCATCAATCAGTAGGGTCAGCTTCTGGGGTTGGGAAGTCGATTCCGAGCTCATTACTCATCCTTTCTAATGTGAACTGCAGCTCCTGCATGAACGCCATGCCCATCTCGGTGATGAGCCATTCGTTGCCCCAGGTGTCTTCTGCAATCTTTGTGGTAATCAGGTCTTCGCTGGCACACATCGCAACGTAGTTGGCGTGAGCTCTGGCAAAGTCTGATTTCGTGGTGTAGGGAGAACGCCAAGTGTTATGGAGAACCGTGTAGACCGAGGCCATCATCGGGAGCTGTAGAAAAAGCTCCTCATTAGTGGCTGTCAGCCCAGGTTGTTCCCCAGGAGTACTCTGCGTCGATTGGGATTGATAAGTTGAACGCTCTTCCAGCTTCTTGCGCCATTCGTCCAGCGATAGTACCGACATGATCTTCAATTCCTTGTAAACAAGCGATCTGGATCTCGTCGTGTACCCAAGCTACCGTATAAGTCCTGTCATCCAGTCCTTCGTCCCTCAACGCAGTATCAACTAAGCAAATCCATTTCTTCGAGATGCACCCCGCCGCAGACTGCAGCAGAGTATTAAGTGCGCTGTGAGCCGATCGGATTGGAACCCGACGACCATCAAGGCTTCGTAAGTAACCTCGATCAGCGGCTGTTTGTATTCCACGCTTCAATGAGACAAAGGCTGGCATTCCCGCAAAGAAACGATCCTGCAGTTGTTTGCCTTCCTTAAAACCAGCTCCAAGGATTTCTCCAAGGCGAGCCGGTCCAGCTCCATAGCAAAGCGCATAGATCATGGTCTTTGCTTGGTCTCTTGTTTCGAGACCTGCAGCTTTCTGATTGAAAGTGTGAATGTCGCCTTCAAGTATCTGCTTTGCATAGGCTCCACCATCATTGAGGTAGTGAGCGAGCATCCGCAGCTCGATGCCGGACAAATCCGATCCCACAAGGCTAAAGCCTGGGGGAACAGTGAACAGCTCTCGACATGTTTTGCCGAAAGGCTGAGTAGCCCGTGGCACCTGTCCTAAGTTAGGGAACCGGTGCGCGGCGCGTCCCGACACAGTGCCACTAGGCACAATCTGGTGTCGTAAGCGTCCATCAGTGTTGACGAGTTTCATCCAGGCATTGCGCCCTTCTGCGAGCTGGCCCAGGCGTTTCTGTAGTAGAAACATCCGCGACAGCTTCTGTGCTTCTGGGTAGTTGAGACCGCCTAAGACATTCTCATCAATCTGAGCGTGTCCATTGCCGGTCAACAGCTTTGGCTTCCAATCGTACTTGTGCTTAAGGCACCTTTCGATGTGGCGGCGGCTGTTGTAGTTAAACTCAACTACTGTAACCTTTTCAGTAGGGACACCCTTCTCGTATCCGTACTTGCTGTTGTTTGCCTTTGGGATAAACGGAGTGCGTATCTCCCACGGCTCGAACAGGTCGTGCAGCTCGGCTTCAATCTTTGAACGCTCAGCAGCTAACTCAGCATACAACTCGGATGCTTTGTCGCGATTAAATGTCCATCCATTGTTGCCTATTCTAAAGCACAGCTCAGCAGCTTGATGCTCCAGGTCGATGCTTTCCTGTGACCAGTTATCGGTGTCTAGGTGCTCGAGTAGGCGATGGTTCAAGGCGACATCCTGGCGGCAGTACTTCTGCATATCGGGTGACCAGGCTTTCCAGTCACCACCGTCAAAGTCGTCTTTGTGATCGCCGAGGCGTATACCCCAGGCTTTCAAAGAGTGGGAACCATAGAGCCGCTTAGGCATCTCATCTGGATCGCGCCAGTTGCGCTCCCAATCTTCATTCTTTAGATCGCCGTGTAAAAGGTGAGATAACACGAGCGTGTCGGTTACCTTAGCCTTCGGGTTGAAGTCTCGGTAAACCTTCTTGATCGCTGGGATATCAAACCCGATTATGTTGTGACCAATGATTTCGTCAGCAGCCTCGATCTCAGCGATACCACGCTCAATCTCTTTAGGGCCATAGCCCCACTGCTCACCGGTGTCGGCGTTTAATAGTTCGATGCAATGGAGCTTTGTTAGCTGAGGTAATAAACCATCAGTCTCAACGTCAAAGACTAAGCGCAGCACGACCGACCGCTCCAGTCTCAGACAATAAGGTAATTAGTAATAAGATTGCGGCAATCGCGTTCAACACCAATAGTGAACGATCGTGCCATAACCAGCCGACTACAAACCAAGCGATCGTACCATTAAGGGTAAACAGAATGTCGAGGCCTGGCATAAACTCAGAGGCGCGTAAAACTAATCCACCGAGCAGCATAAAGGTGCCAGCCCATTTGATATACCAATCAAGTGTGTGCGTTGGGGTAATCTTTCTTTTCATGTTCATACAAGCTCCTTGTTTTAATTGTCGTAGTAAACGAGCTCGCCACGCTCATTGATTATGAGAACCCGAGAAGCGTTGTGCTTCTTCTTGTAATAAGAGATGTCTTTTTTACTGAGGCTCTTTAGGCCTGGCTTAAGCCGCCAGACCACATGGTTTAAATAGACAGTGTCGTTGTCTTTCGGGGCCACATGGTTACTCCCTGTGCGCTGATCAGAAGGGTGATTGTTCGCTCTTCAATCGGCCTGTGTCTTGATCATAGACAAGCGTATCCGCTGGGCCGGTCTGACCCGTAAAGCGGTTCTTAAGAACGAATAGGTGACGGACATTGCTGTGCGGATCCTCAGGGTCAACCTGAAGCGACAGACATATGTCACTAAGCTGGGCAATCGCATGACTGCCCCTTAGCTGCCCTAACCTAACCTTGGCACCATCTTCATGGCCTCGGTCACCCTCGGGGCGGCGCAAGTGCGACACCAGGATCAAGCCAATATCGATCTCTTGCACCAGTGTACG